GTCAACGTTGGAAACGAGGATAACCTGTTTGATGCGTTTAAAGATTCGATCCACGATGACCTCGGTGAGACTGAACTTAAGAAAGCCTGTCAGTCTTATAAGGATGCGCTGAGATTATTCCTGAATCAATCCCGTGTAAAAGAACTGTTGAAGAATCATTCGCTTCGTGTGAACTTTCACGAAGACAGTGTCGATTGGCGACACTTTGTACCGACCCTGATCGATGAGTTAGAACCTTACAAGAATATCTTGGATACGAAGACTATCCAACACGCCAGCATTGTAGACGATATTGACTTCGAGGATCTCTCGAAGGTTAACAAAATCTTCCAGCGCGGCGTAGATGAACTCGATAACAATGGAATCATGAGATTTGGCTGGCAGGGTCTGAACCGTATGTTCGGCTCTCAAGGCGGCGCTCGACGCGGCGAGATGATTGTCGTCGGTGCATTGCAACACAATTTCAAATCCGGTATGACGCTCGAGATGTTTAAATCAGCAGCGTTATACAATCGTCCGTATATGCGTGATCCATTAAAGAAGCCGATGTTGATGCGGATTTCTTTTGAGAATCCTTTGACCACTGACATTACGTATCTGTATAAGTCGCTGGTTGAAAATGAAACCGGCTTGCCTGTGGACGTACGCACGGTGTCCCCACACGAAGCAGCGAGTTATGTGGCTGAGCGTTTACAAGCCACCGGCTATCGTATTAGCATGGCGCATATCGATCCGACTGACTTTACGTTCCATGATCTATTCGATCGCATAACCAAATTCGAAGCAGATGGTTACGAGGTTCAATTACTGGAACTCGATTATCTGAACATGATGAGTAAGCGTGGCTGCAGTTCTGGCGCGCAGGGTATGGATATTCGTGATCTGTTCCGTCGGGTACGGAACTTTACCTCCAAGCGCGGTATCACCTGTATTACACCACACCAGCTCTCGACCGAAGCCAAACAATTAATCCGACTGGGTGCGGATAACTTTGTACAAGAGATTGCGAACAAAGGCTATTACGATAGCTGCCGCACAATCGACCAAGAAGTGGATATGGAGATCTATATCCACATTGTTAAAGTCAATGACGTTTCCTATCTGACACTGCAACGCGGTAAACACCGGAAGATTGCAGTCACGAATCCACGTGACCTTTACACGGTCTATAAGTTCGAAGACGTTGGTGGCATCAAAGATGACATCAACGGGCGTGACAACAGTCGTAAGGCAGTTGGTGGTGCAACGATAGCAGACGGCGGCGATCCCGCTTGGTTCACTGGCATCTAAAACAAACAAAAAAAAAGAAATGCGGTACCGCATACAGCCAGCCCCGTGAAGGGCTGGCTGTTTATGCCGTTTAACGAGCAAGTCTTTCAAACCAAGAAGCATATGCCGCTGGCGCGTTATCACGAAGATTATTGACAACAGCAAGCAACCTGTTAGATGTAACCGGATCAGGAACATAAAGGTGGCGTGCATAAATCGCTAACCATCCACCATCCAGTCCTGCTTGCTGTGGTGTCAGAAACAGATACGGTTGACGATCAGTGGGTTCATCTCGTAGCACAGCAAACACACACGTCATTGAAGCTGACAGATGTATTTGTTCATTAGGTGGAATAATATTTGCCTTAGGATCAAAAATCCTAATGCCATCAATCCTACTGGTGTTTTCCGCAAAACCATTTAAACGCGACATCACAACAACATCACCGGGTTTGAGTCGCGGTTCCATTGGTCGAATATCCGGCATAGTCCAGTTACCTTTGCCATCCGGTATATACGGTTGCCATTTACCGTCTTTATCCCGATACATTGGCGGTACGTTAGCCTGTGCATTCTTTACGGAATATTCAAAAGCATCATGAATTTCCTGTATTGATTCAACTAGATCGCGTATGGATTTCATCTTACTACGCAACCCATGACTATACCAGCTGTCTGGGCGTTTTGGATTAAACGCTTCGGTTGCCAGTTGTTTAAGAATAGACGACTCTAAAGCGTTTGCTTTCAAAGCCAGATCTATCAGGATTTTATTTGGCTCTTCCATTACGCCTTTACCTGCCGCAGCATTGCTTCTTCCATCGGCGTCATCAGACGCGGAGAGATCAGCGGCAACAGGGTACGAGACATCCACTGATGCACCGCTGACTGTACGTCACTCAATGGCTTGTTGGCGTTAATCACGAAAGTCGACAACGGATTCTTGGCGACGTATTCTTCCAGTACCGCTTTGCGAGCCAGGAATTCCGCATGAGAGATCTTGTCCAGCCAGTTGGACTTCTGACCAGACTGCTCATCGCGCAGCCGCATACGTTCTGCAGCGACTTCGTAATCCACATCAAAGATCAGCGTCACGTGTGGCTTCAGGCCACAAGAACCGATCTCGATGAGTTGTTCCAGGTTATCGGCTTCACGCTGATACATCCGCGTGGAAAGCGTGAAGCGATCGGTAATCACACAGTGCCCTTGAATTAACTTAGGCATGATAACCTTTTCAACGTGATCGCGGCGAGCTGCAGTGATCAGCAGCGCTTGTGTGGTATCAGATGTTTCCTTGGTGATATCGGCAAACATCAGATCACGCGATTTCACGGCGAATTCCGTACCACCCGGTTCACGGGTCAAGTAGGTAGACCACCGCATGCTTTCATTCAGGTACGTAGACAGATAACGAGCATGGGTTGTTTTACCTGCCCCGTCAAGTCCCTCTGCTGCAATCAGAATCCCCTGACCCAGTCTGCAGCGGTAAATATGGTCTTTCGGTGTGACATTACTCATTTCAATCGCTCCGTGTTGGCTTTGTGATTGGCTTCGTAAACGCAATGGCGACAATCTTCGAACGCGCGTATTACAATGGAAACGCGGCGCAGTAGGGTCTCATCGCCGGTGTGGTATCCAGCGAGTTCTAGATATCCTGCGGCTCTGCGGATGTTTTCTTTATGCGTTTGAATATGTTTCAGAAACGACCTTTCAGGATCGTATTCCTGTAACGTTACACGCGGCGACGTGCGGCGTATATAGTTCTTGACCGAGTCAGTCTGGAAGAGCTGCTCGTAATTTAGGAGTAGGTAACCCAGACCTTTCTCGATTTCCATTTCATGAATCACATGCAGCGGCTTTATACCGCCCTGCTCTTCCAGTACCTCGTCGTCAATAAAGAGACCCATACCAATCACCTATGTGGGTTTCAGAAGGCATTGCATAGTGGTAGTGTGTATCTGTAATTTAATACGACACAAAAGCCAGGGGCCAAAGCCCCTGGCTTTACTCTGCATATTCAGGATCTTGAACCTGAACTTTCTTATCCACAAAGAGTGTCATGATGGTCTTCGACACAAACTTACGATTCTTAATGCCAGTGGCTACCGGCGTATGGAACGTATGTGCATGTAGGAGAACACCGTAAACTTCTTGTGCTCTTTCATTCTCCAAGTACATGAGTTTAGTAGGCATGCCCGGGTAGAGCAGCTGCTGCACCGAAGCCTCCCAAACTAACTGTACGTAACACCCGGCTCTACCGGCCAAATTACCACGCTCTACAGCGTAGTTAGATGTAATGCCCTTACCGCTGGCTTGTGCGTTGTTAATGCCCGTGGGGCGCTCCTCAGCAATAAACTCAGCGGTGTTCTCACCACGCGAAGCGATGGCTTTATTATCGCCTGTCTTAGCGAAGCTTTCGAATAATCTATTGGCATCCGCAAAGCGTACACCCAAGCCTTGGTTCATGGCTTGTGCTTCCGTCTCGTCTTTCATTTCCACTTCACCGGTCGCCAGAATGATTAACTGGTTCGGTAAATTCCGATACGAGCGTTCTGGGTTCGGATAGCGTTCTGCTGGAACGTTTAAAATGGTCAGTGTCTTTTTACACTTCTCGTACCGTTTGATGTCATAAAGACCGTACAGATACCAGATGCTGTCTTGGAGGTAGTAGCCTAAACCAAAGTTATAGATACCACCGTAGTTCTCATGCACAAACTGCGGCACGGTCACTAATTTTGTCATATGCGGAACAACGATATGGCTTTGCTGTTCTTCAATGAATCCAGGCGCTACGTCTACGCCTTTAACAGCGTAACTGTTGTCTTCATTCTTCAAACCCTTACACATCTTCCCTAATGCCACTGCGACGGCATTGGCCGTTGTAGTGCGACGGAAAACAGTGCCTACGGTTTTCAATCGAATCTGTTCTGTAACCTTATCGAACAACTGCAACCGAACAGATTTGACCATGGCGTTATCGGCTGCATTCATATTCTGCAGGGCAGGGTTATTACCCGCTACAATGCCGGAATTACCGTCATAGAGCGTGGCTCGGTAGCGATATGCTCGAATGGCACTCTCTTGGTTTTCAGCTGGTTTTAATTCATTCAAAGGAATTTGTTTGAGCGTCAGTTCCAGTTTGTCCTTATGGGGGACAATGTATTTCTCGAATGAACCCGCACTGACGTTAATCTCGATTGAGATAACATCAAATGATTGGGATTTATAATCGCGTTGGAATTCCACCACATCAACGTAGTAGACTTCCATTGATTTACCATCAGCATGCAGTTCAGCTTCCCATCGAAAGAAGACGCCTTTGGCGCCTGTCTTAACGATAGCATCAACCTCACGCTGAAAGACACTACTTTCAAAAGGCATATTTAACTACCTCGCCTAAACATCTGTCGAGCAATGGCATCCGCCACCGGTCGATGAATGTCATTTGAAATCGTGGCTGGGTTATCTGCCGTGGGTGCCTCGGACATGACGGGTTTGTGTTCCGTCTTCTTAGCCGGTGCTGACAGACTGATTGGAGATTTGAAACCAATGTTTGCCAGATGTTCGAAGATACCGCGCTGATGCGGCTTGAACTCTGCAAACTGATTCGCCAAAGGAAACAAAGCCGCTGCTAAGTTATCAAATTTCTTTAGATCTTCGATGGGCGGTTTCCCAACGTTGACCTGAGTGTTGATAATGTACTTCCAGTTTTCCAGATGCTCGATAATGAGCCTGTAGAGCGGCATGGCGTCACGCGGCTTGACAAGTGTGATAGGAGCACCCTCGTCGTGATAGAGCGCCATGGCGGCTGCTGTAAGGCGTATTTCACGACGATTCAACATCTGCTGTCTATCAACCGCGCGATCACCAGAACTAACCATCCCCACCTCTGCAAGATATTTGGTATCAAACAGAAACATTTCAGGGATGGTGCAGTTCCACATCGAATGGAATAACTGGTAAGCCACTGTGGGTTCTTCCACCTCAGCCATGATCAAATCTTACGGATCAAATGCTTGAGCAGGATCAAGAGAACCGGAATGTAGTAGTACTCCTCGAGCCTACCCCATTTTTTGGTTTTGATGTCCTCACAGATTGAGAACAGCTTATCTTTATCGACAGCGTTCCCAGCGAGGTAATCGTTGGTCAGTACTTCCAACAACGACTGCGCACCCGCAACCTTGTCGTAGAAATTCTGACTGAAGACGTAGTAGTCATCTAACAGTACCGGATGAATCAATGGGAGTTCTTCGGTGGTCACGGTGGGTTCCACGAAATCACCCGGATCTTCGAATCCACCTGCAACGTTGTATTGGTAAACAGTACCCAATGAAACGTTCATGTCTTCGAGGTCTTTAAATGCTTCACCAGCTGGTTGTAAAATCTGACAGGCGTAGTCGTTGTCCACTGAATCGTCTACTTGGTGTGGATAGACAACCTTCACAACACCTGAGAAGTAGATACCGTCATAGACTGGATAGCTACTGAAGTACTTGGTATCGATCAGCCAGGTCTTCTGCGAAAGCATCAGAACCAACATCGGATCTAAACGAATTAACGCGTTCCACAAAACGAAGTCATCAATCTGCGGTAACTCATCACAGTTGAGCTGTCGAATCTTGGCGATCAATGGATGCTCGTTGCGATCGAACAGTTTCAGAATAACATCCACGATGTATGGATCGTACGTGGCGCCGGTCTGACCAGGCACCAGTATCGTTTTGAATTCACGACTGTAGAACCGTGTCAACCAACGATTCAACAGTTGACGCGTTTGCAGCTCAGCGGTTTCTTTTGTCAGCAGATCGACATCTGCTAGAATTGGGTTCTGACCGTAAGTCAGGAAGTCTCTAACGAAATGCGTGGTTTTAATGACGCGTGAATGCAATTTATCAATCAGCGCCTGATCCACATAACGGACCAGTTCAAATGCGATTTCAAATCCAGTTTCTTTAAGAATGGATTTGTTATTAGGCGCACTGCTGACAGCAAAGAAGCCTGCGCGGCCATCGCCAATATCTGCGATGAACATGTCACCGTAGTTCGGTGCCAGGAACGGATACATGGTTGCGTTACCCGACACAGTCATGCGTTGGGTTTCACCATCGCTACTTTGACCGAGTGAGCCTTGCAGTTTTAACTCATAACCCTTGACCAACATGTACTGTTGATAAACGCCGGGTTGTGATTCTTGAAACGGACAGGGTTGTTCACTACCACCCAGAACCTGACTGTAGTAATCGACGGTCAGCGACGAACCTTCGATGTGTACCAACAGCGAAGAAACAGGCGTAACCTTTAAATCCACCAGCGCATGTTTATACGTGGGTTGTTCAATTGTCGCGTTGAGCCCTTGCGGAGGCGGGTTAGGCTTTGGCGGCTCAACAGGATCGTTCACTATAGGCATTGTTTATTCCTTCCTGTTGGCGTTGATAACGTAGTGTCCCACGAGATACCAGCTTTGACGGCCATCAATCCCACCGGGATATCGCTGCTGTGAAAGGTACTTAAGCGCAGCTATCAGATCAAGCATCGAGATGGAACCATCCGGCAGTAGTTTTGGTAAACGCCCTGACTTAGCAATCGATGGATCCAATACCATGAGCAATTTAATGGTAAACCCGCCATGTATACTCAGTAATCGTTTTGCTGCGTCACTCAATAAAGCCAAGTCATACATCAAACTAATCGTGAGATGGTAATACTCACGCTCATCCAAAGCTTCATCGTAGTGCAGATTGAGATCATCATCGATCATAATTAACTTGGAGTTCATGTACTCCTTGTTGCGATATAGATCGATCTTGAAAACCGATTCATAAAGGTCGCGTAAATTATTACCACAGGCCTTCATGTAGTTACGGGTTTTGACATCAAAGCGCCACTCACCCAAACTATTCAGATTAACCAATGCCTTCGGATCAGCTGGATCCACTTGCAATAACAAACGCATGAGATTCGTCGTGTTCGGCGGCTCAATCTCAGGCAGCCAGTCATCATCCACAGGCACCGGAATGCCCGGTGGCAATGTCCATGTAGCGGGCGCGCGCCCCAGATGTGAGATGCGATTAAACGCTTCGGTAGAAACACTGCCTTGAGCAATGATATCCGTGATCTCTTTAACCTTTGTCGTATCGCGGAACACGTGTGGCATGATTTGATTGTGAATCATCAGCGGATACCGCATGACGACTGTTTCACACTTATCGAAAGAGAACGTATAAGTGAATGAGGCATCCCATGCACCGGCATCCACCGACCGATCAAACTTTGGCGGTGAGTGGTCGAAATCAAACCAACCCAAGATACGGATTTGGTTTTCACGAATCACAAAGGTTTCTTGACGACCCGCTAGGTTCGAGATCACCGAGAACTTGGGTGAAAAACATTGGCGCATCCACTTACCAATGTCATCATCATACGGTTTGTTGGCCTGACGCATGTCATAGATTTGACACAGTAAACCAATAGCCGAAGCGGGGAGTGGGTAGTGATAGCCAATCTCCAGTAAATGATCTTGTTGACCCTGAGAGACTTTCTTCTTGGTGCGGTTCTCCCAAAGGTCAGCATCTGTACGAGACGTAGAGCGATACGTCACGTTGAGCTTCATTTCTACGCGCTGATACGATGGCTTAATATAAACGCCTAACGCTTTGTCGTAGAAGAAGAAGAAATCATCCGGCTGACCAAAACGCGTACTCAGTCCGTATCCTTCGGGATAGGTTTCCTCAATGTCAACGCGATAGCGCTGTTCAACATTAAAGCGCTGTGGGACGGTATCCTTCGCAAGCGTACTGCCAATATAGGGAATTGCCAATGCATCCCCTGGAAAGATTATTTGAATGTTTTGCGGTATTTGTAGTTGTTGTGAAATCTGTCGAAGTACCTGTAACGCCACAGGGCGCGATACGCTTTCCAGCGTTTCTGGTACAGGGAGGATAAGTTGCGGCATGCCCAGACCTCTGCCCTTGTTGTGGAAGACACAAATAATTGACGGGTTGTGTAAGAACTCATAACATCCCCGTTAATAGGGGCATACAGCCAGGCAAATATTTGCCTGGCTGTATGTTATACCCGTAACTTCTCTTAGCGATTTAAACCGTCAATTACCTTGGCGCGAGTGATCTTCTTGTGCAGTAGTACATAACCGCTGACGCCTGCGTTCGTCGAAGAAATCAACACACCGATGGCTTGAAGTATTTCATGTGCTATCGTCAAATTGACCTTTACACCTGCATGCAGCTTCCTACCGTCTTCATCGTCTGTCTTGATTTTACCCAAAGACGGTAAGACCTTTTGAGAAATAAACTTAGACGTATCAACACAGAGCTTATTAACAGGCTCTGCGTATTTAGACAAGGTTTTAACTTTATCCTTGACCTTCTGAACATCTGAAAAGGAAGCCGTTATCTCCGCTTCCTTTTTACTAGGTTTTTCATGGATAAACATTGCACTCACCAAGATACGCTCACCGCGCATATTAAATGCGTTTTCCACATTCATTTTAGGCAGAAGCGCAAAGTGTGCACCCGCTATACCGGTGTAGTTGAACAAATGCAATGCTGTTTGAAAGCTATCGCGGATGTTCGTCAACTGTCTGGTACTATCAAATATTGCGTCCTTATCACCCTTCTCAATATCTTCAGCCAGGTTATTCACATGCGCTGCCAATAATTCCACTGGACCTTTAAGGTAAGCAATGGCTTCAATCTGCTTACTTAATTTCGTAGTAAATGCGTCACCGA